ATGGAACGTATCGTTACCAACCAATTCATTTACCTTGCCCTGATATGGCAGGGTGTGCAAACCCAGACCCAGATAAAACAGCCAAATCTCTACGTAAAATTGCTTTGCTGCGTGAAAAGTTTGCCGAGCAGTTTCCTAAGAAAAAGCGCAGCTACATCCCAGCACGTTTTCGTCAGGGGGTGTCAGCATGAATTTAAGTATCTGGAAATCAAAGCGCAATAAATCACAATTTGTTGCATCATTCGACAACGATACACACCTATATTTCGACTCCTTTGAATTGGAAACCGTTGAGTCATCTCTGTGGCTTTACCAAGGCACCACGTTAGTGGCATGTATCCGAGCAACCACCGATACCATGCCAAAAGTAACGGACTACGCTCGCCGCATGGCAACCATGGGTGCCCGAAACTATGGTGAACCGTTAAACGAAATCCGCAAGCAAGATGAAGCGCCCCAAGCGGGCGCGGATTCTTCCGCGTTCGTGGAGGTGGTATGAGTCAACGCACCTTCAAAGTAAATCGTGAACGCTTCAATGTACTGTCTAATGGAGGCGGCACACAGAGCAATGCCACGATTTGTTTAATCCATGCTGGAGTACTACCAAAACCTGACGTGATAGTCATGGCAGATACCGAGCGTGAAATGCCAAATGTCTTTGAATACCAACGTGAACACATTATTCCTTTAGTTGAAGAGATGGGTATCCCGTTTGTGGTCGCGAAGAAATCTGATTTTACTGATTGGGATTTATACGACAAAAAAGGCGAGCCGTTGCCCGGATTCTTCACTGAGCGTAATGGCCGTAAAGACAATAACGACTGCAATAAGAAGCCTGCATATTGCTCGTCTAAGTGGAAAACCGAAGTTTCACGTAAGTTCCTAAATCAGAACTTCAAAGAAGAAGTAAAACAGGGCGTAGACTCATGGATTGGCTATACCACAGATGAACTGCGAAGAGTGCGTACCCCAGTTGGTAAATGGCAAAGCCGCTTTCCGCTGATTGAACTGCGCATGACGCGTCCGGACTGTATCAAGTATGTTGAAAACTATGGTCTACCTACGCCACCTAAGTCGGCTTGTTGGATGTGCCCCAATCGTCCTAACCATGAATGGTTAGACATGAAGCGCAATCAGCCAGCAGTGTTTCAGCAAGCGGTAGACTTTGAAGTCGAACTGCAACAAGAGCACCCACATTTATGGCTACATCAAAAAGGTATCCCGTTAGACCAAGTCGATTTCACGACTAACAATGGTCAACTCGATATGTTTTGCGATAATGGCTTTTGCTTTGTCTGAGGTGCAGAATGGATCATTTATACCAACCGCACTCAGAACGAGAACCTACCAACTATTTAAGCCCGCAGGATGTGGGCTTTATAACGGCGTTAGCCCAAGACGTCACCATCACTGAGAAGAATATCGCCGCTATCGCAAGCGGTTTTTTTAGCACTCCAAACCATGATTGGATGGAAAGTGAACTAAAAAAGCTCAAGTCGTTTGACCAAATTCACCACTTACGCACCTTAGAAAGTGCTGAACTCGGGCGCGAAGCGCTGGACGAAGTCCAGAAAAGACTAGGCTCGTCAAAGGGCGCAAAAATCGGACACGGAAAAAGAAAGCAGATAGAGCGATTTATTACCCGTTCCCGCCGTTTGCCGCCGCGTCATAAAACGGAATCGTTTTGTGGCGACAACGTGACCGATGAATATCGAGAGCGTCCAGAATCGCAGACAGGCTGGATTCTGAATGAAAACAAGCGCCTAGAATGGCAACCAATTGGCAAAAGTCGTGCGTATTTGATGCAGCGTGGCTGGGCGAACCAAGTCAAAATGCAGGTGAAATTCCACCCAAGCCCGTCCGATGCACCCGCGCCGCAAAGTGGCGAGCGTTTTACCGAAAAACTGACACCTCGCGCCGTAAAGAAAATCTTTGAGTCGGGCGCGTATGTTGCCGCCTGTCATGGTGGTTTCAGTACCTTCCTGACGTTGACCTTTAGCCCTGAGCAGCGTGAACGTATCTTTGGCGGTGAAGCTATTACCGAAGATGGGCTGCGTTATTGCCCAATTCAAACCACCATTGGCGCCGAGGTATCCCGCTTTCTTGATGGGCTGAAAAAGATGTACCAGCGCGGTTTTGAATATTTCGCCAAATCCACTGACCAACTGGCACTGGACGGCGACAAGGTCAAAATTCACGGCAGAATCGGACGCCCGCTCAAAGCCACTTGGAAAGACGACCAAGGCATTAAGCACGTGAAAGAGATTCACGGCGCAACCAAGAAACCGTTCGATTTCCATTACATCTGGGTTGCCGAATCGCCAGCTAACGACGACGGCGAACCCAATCCCCATGTGCACGTGCTGTTGAATTGGCGCATTGAACAGCATCACTTTGCGGGCTGGGCACAACGTATCGAGCAGCTTTGGGGTAATGGCATGGCGCACTTGGAGAAAATCAAATTCGGTGAAGCGGCGGCAGGTTATCTGATTAAAGCCGTTGGCTATGCCGCTAAGGGTGACAATGCCGACCAAGGTTTAATTAAGGGCAACCGCTATAACATTGCTCGTTGCAGTCGCGCACCCGACTGGGAGGTGCTCAGTTCGTTCGACGTCGACAACATGACAGGCATCATCAAAGAGTGTGGCTATCGTTTGGAGCAATGGCGCAAGCCGATGCAGCGCGAGATTAAGCGCAAAGAAACCAAGAAAGCCGACGCCATTCGCGCCATTGATATCAATCGAAAATCGGGCAAACACGACGCGGTGCAAAAGCTAAACCACCTAATCAAAAAGCTCGACCATGAAGCCCGCCAGATTCGTGAACGAATCAAGAGTCGCGGCACGTTCGCCAGTAGCTTAAACCAGTTTTCGATTGTGTTTGAGGGTGAAAAGCACCGACGCAACGCGGGCATGTTCTTGCTGTGGGCTTGCGGTGCGCGGGGCTGGTCAATGAAAGCCTCACACGAAACCAAAGGCAATGACTTTGATTTGTTGCGCGACGATGCCCGTTGGATGTTTGAAGAAGAATTTCAATACTTCCATTTACGGCAAGCCGACTGGAAAAGCCAACTTAGCCAAGACATACCACCGGAACCCGATTTTCACACCATAAAAAGCAATGACATGGCAACGTATCATGATTATTGCCGTTACACCCATTAAGCCTATTTAGGCGCTTGCTTGCGAAACGATTTCAGCAAACAAACTAAGGAATGTGAATGAGCAACATCGACAAAATCACCAACGAAATGGAAGCCGAAGTGAAGCGCAGCAAGGGCGGTATTTTCTGGCGTCTGCTATTGGTCTGGATGAAGGAGGTCAACAAGCAAATCCAGAACAAGCCCGCGTCTAACGACGAACTGGCGGAGGTGTAAACATGGAAATGCTATCTCTGAAAGAATGCCAACAGGCACTTGCCGCGCTCGATGCTGCCGACAAGCTCAACGCCAGTGTTGAGAAGGAACTCAGCCAGTTTAAAGAAATGGACACCAACGCGATTATCAAACGTGCCAGCAAAATGCTCATGACGGGCAATTTTAGCCTCGAAGCGTTCGGCTTGAATCCAACCTTATTCCAGCAAATCGAACAGCTAACCAAGCTCAATAACAAGGCGCGGGACAAATACCGCGCTTGTGTCGTGGCGAACATTGAGCAGTTAAACCAAGTTGAGGTTAGTGCCAATGAGTAAGCATCCTAATCCGGTTCGGGGGCACGTTTCGTGCCCCGTGTGCCAGAGCCATTCCACCGTTCACCGCGTCGGTGAAGGCAAGCTGATTGCCGAAGGGGAACCAACTAAAAACGGACGCAATTTGGGGCTGCTTTATTACAAGTGTCCCGACTGTGGCAACAGCCCAATGAGCAAAAGCATTAACGCGTTTTTGGAATCCAACATGGTTGAATCGGTTGAACAGCTCAATTCAGGTGACCCTGTCACTATAGAGACGAAATTACCAGCGGTTGAGTCAATGCCAGACACCACTGAAAGTCTTGATACACCTGACTTGCCCGTAATTGAACCAAGCGAATTACCAAGCGTTGAAGTCAGTGCCACAACCGTTGAAACTGAGCCGCCAACACCCGTTAATAAGCGTGCATTTCCGGTTAAAAAGGTACTCGCGGGGGTGGCATTAGTGACCTTGTTGGTATGGGCAATTCGTCAACTGATACCAACCAAGAAACCAACCGAACAGGGAGAACCCGCTAATGCAGGATGATTACGAAAACCAACCCGACTTGGACGATTGGGGCGACTTTTCCAGCGTGTTAACCGACCTCGAACAAACCGAAGTCAGTGTGCTAAGTGACGCGCCAACCACTGCCGCCAACGACGACGAATACAAGCCAGCGGGCGAAATGTTCGAAGGAGCGTTGTCGGTGCTGTTTACCATTGCCGAGCAAGCCACGACCATCATTTCAGGCGTTGAGTTTGAGTTTGATGAAAAAGGCAAAGCCGCTGTGATTGATGCGGCGTTACCTGTGTTGCAAAGCACGGTGACGCGGTAACGTCAATGTTTGGTGACTACATGGAAGAAGCGGTGCTTGGGCTGGCGGTGCTGTCGCTGATTTACAGCGCCAAGAAAAGCATGGCGCAGCAAAAAGCCTTACTCGAATTAGAGGAGAAAAAACCACGTGAGCAGCAAGAAAAAACCGCCGCTTAGGTTTCCCAATCCGGTTAATTCGAACCCGTCCCATGATGCCGAACACGTGGTGTATGTGGCGGGCACCGGAGGCGGCAAAACCTCGGCGGTCAAACATCTGGGTTTGGTGCCCAAAGCGGCGCAAGCGGTATTCTTTGACCCGTACCGAAATTATGCGGGCGCCAAGTTTCGCGGGCAGCAATGCCACCAAACCAGCTCGCGGGTGGCGTTCGTCAAAGCCTTAGTGATGGCACGTAAACGGGGCAAATCGTTCAAGCTGGCGTATGTGCCAGGGCAAGGCGCTTGCTCTGAAGAATTGGAGTTTTTCAGCGCGGCAGTGTGGGCGGTTGGCAATGGCAATGCAGACCGTTTGCACGTGGTGATTGAAGAACTCGCAAGCTGCGTCGAAACGTCCGGTAAGCTCAAAGGCAAAGCGGGCGAATTGTGGCGCGGTGGTCGTCAGTATGGCTTGGTGCTGCATTCCATCTTTCAGCGCGGGCAGGAAGTGCCCAAGACCGTCACCGAGCAATCACCCGTTTGGTGGATTGGCGCCGTGAACTCGATGGCAGACGCCCGCTGGCTGGCAGACAAAAAGGGCTTGTGTGTCGATACCTTGGCGGGGCTGAAATCCGCCAAGTACAACAAAGCCGCAATAGGCAAACCCATTGCCGAATATATGCTGGTTCGTGATGGCATTGGCAACGTCGAGAACGCCGCATTCAACTGTCTGACCGGACACCTCCAACGCTAATTTCAACGCCCCTCCAACCTATAGGTTAACGCTTTAACCTATAGGTTTCCCTCGCTTCCAAACCTTGCCGATTCGTCGTTTCATGAAGTCACTTTTCAACCGTGTGCAACCGAAAGGAACAACATGAAACAACAACATAAAAACCTAGCGATGGCGCTTATCCTCACGCTTATTGTGATTGCCGCTATCAACAACATCGGCGCATTGTCTTCAGTGCGCGAGACCCTTAACGGCGACAAAGGATGGTTCTAAATGGAAGCCTAAAACAGCCTTTTAACCCTCGTCCACGCGAACTTGACCCAGTTGAAGGTGTGAACTGGGGCAACCAAGCCACGCTGCGTTTGGTGTCTGGTCCTACGTATCAGAATATCGAACTGGTTACGGACATTACCGACCCGAAAGACATTGAGCGCATCACCGTGAAAGTGAACGGGCGCGAAATCGTCAACGTCACCGCGCAAGACTTGATTGACTTGCAAGAGCACAAAAAAGAGTACGTGCAGAAAGGTCGCTACGTGCTGAATTTCTCGGATATGTCGATGCGTACCAAACTGGGTATCCGTACAGGTGAACTGGTTACGCTGCAAGGCGAAATCTGGTTTATGTACATCCAGCTTAAAGCGAAAGCGGCAGGCACGACGGCGCCAATGATTCGTGCTCGTGCCCATACCACGGCAGCGCAAGCCCAACGCGTGTATATGCCGCGCATCTACTCGCAAACGTGGTTTGCTGCGTCCAGTGGTCGCACACCGTTTGATTTTGCCGAGCGTAGCGCGACGCTGTCTCTGAAACGTATTCACCTGAAAGACGAAACCATCGAACGTGTTCGTGTGCTGCGTGATGAACGTGAAGAACTCAACGTAAACAAAGCCGATAACGCTTTCGACTTGGCGTCGGCTGGTCGTGAGCAAAACCAAGGCTTTTTCTCGGTGGATTTCACGCGCTGTGGCTTTGGCAGTGAAGCACGTTTGCCAACGGCGGCGATGAAACAACTGTCGTTTGAAGTGGAAAAAACCGCAGCGGGCAGCATTCCGGTGCTGATTGAAGCCATCGAACAAGTGTCTGTGCCAACCGCGCAGTAAGGGGGCGTTATGGTGATGGCGCAAAAGGGATGGGGTTCTATCTGGGATGGTTTCTTGGAAACAGGTGGCGAACTACTGACGGACGTGACCGACATTGGCACCGATTGGCTCAGTAACAAGCTGCAACACGAAGCCGACCGCGTCGAGTCCAGCAATCCCGATAAGCAGCGCGAGCACAATAACGACTACCAGCAACCAACGGGTGAGCCTGTGAATACCTCCGCATTGGCGGGGGTAACCACCACGCATCTGATGTTGGGCGCGGTGTTGTTAGTGGTGCTGTTGTCTGTTGGTTTTCTACGTCGCTAAGGGGAAGAAGTAATGCCGTTGTTTATTCCATTTCTATTTGTGGGTGGGCTTGGCATCTGGGCGGGCATCAAAATCAGTGGCGGTTTTGACCGCATGGGTTGGGTGCTCGGCTTACTTCTGGTGTGTTACGTGCTCTACAAGAAAGGGTTCAAATTATGATTGGCGGGCTTTTAGGTAATTCCGGTTCGTTGCCCATCAGTGCGAACAGTGGTCCCGCAACCAGCGGCGCCAGTGGTGATTCGGGTGGTTCTCTGAAAGTGGGCAACATCAACATGGGCGGCGGTGGCATGAGTCCAACCATGCTGATGGTGCTCGCGTTAATTGTGGTGGTGTGGCTATGGAAAAAGAAGTAGTTGAAATCGTCACCCATTCGGCACGTGCGCTGGGCGAACTCAAGCCCGCGTTTCGTGCTGTCCCTGAGGGTGAATATCAGGAACTGTGTCAGGCGGTCAAAGAAGGACGCGTGAGCATCTATCGCTTTAAAGGCGAAAATCATCATCTTGTCGTTGCGGGTGAGCGTGAAGGTGACCATTACTACATCTGGGCGGCGGCTGGTCGCGGCTTGGTGGCGGGCAGTCGCCATCTGTTCAAAACCGCCAAGGAAGCGGGCATCAAAACCATGGAAGCGGAAACCGCCTTTGGTGGCGTGGCTCGTATGTTACAGACGCTGAATGTCGCCAATAAACCCAAGGGCGAATTCATCCAGCTAGATTTGGGAGCGTTATAGATGGGTAAGTCTAAATCTAAGTCGACCAATAACAGCACCACGACCAACAACAGCGGTCAGAACGCCATCAGTGGTGACAACCTTGGGGTGGCGATTTCGGGTATTAACGACTCGACCATTAACGCCACCATGACCGACCACGGCGCCATTGATGCCGCGTTTGAGTTTGGCGGGGAACTGCTCGACAACAATGAACGCGTCACGATGCAAGCCATGACCACCACGCAAGATGTGGCGGAAACCGCCATTGATGAAGTGGCAGAGTTTGCGGGCAATTCGCTGGCGACCTACGCCTCAACCAACAGTGAAAACCTCAACATGCTGGCAGGGCTGGCGGGCAACCAAGCGGCGCAGAACTCTAAGAATCTGCAATCCATGATGGACTTAGCCAAGTTCAAACAAGATGGCGGTCAGGTTGAAACCAGCAAACTAACGGTGCTGTTGTCGATTGTTCTGGTGTTGGTACTGGGCTTTGTAATGGTGAAAAAACGATGAATGCACAAATGGTCGCGGGGCAATCCATCCCGCTTACGCCAGACGGTAACTGGCTCTATGTGAAATCGGCACAAGCTGAAATCGAAATTTACCGCCAATTGACGGGCGAGCATGTGAAGTTGAGCCAGTCGTCAGTGTTTAACGTCGGTGAAGGGAAAAGCCTTGGGCGTTTGATCATCATCAGCCGTTCAGATAACGAAATCGAACTTCAGTTTGGTTATGGCTCGTTTACGCCTCCGGTAGAAGGTCAGGGCGTGGTCGTGCAATCCCTGCCGAGCATCACCGTTGAGCAACTGCCTGATGTGGTCGTGAAAGCACTGCCAGCGGTGCAGATTGCCGCCAATCAACAACTGGCAGTGAGTCATTTACCGCCGCTTCACCTCGTGTCACTGCCGCCGATTGATTTCAATGGGGTGCAGAACGTCAACATCAAAGCGTTGCCCGCTGTGACGCTTGAAGCCTCGCAAGTGGTGCGCGTCACCGAAGAAGTCAGCGAAAACTTGGTAACCGAAGCGGTGAGCGCGTTCCCGCACAACATCGCCGCCAACGCACAGCGCAAAGCCATCACCATCAAAGCATCCAAAGCCAATGTGGAATCGGTGTTTGTCGATGCCTTTGAGTTGGAAGCGGGTGAACGTATCGAAATTGGCTCGACCGCCGCCATGACCATCACAGGCGCAGCGGGCGACAAAATCACATTAATGGAGATTTAACGCATGGGAGAAGTACGCGAAAACCTGCCGAACGGCAACCCACGCAACAAGATTGAATACTTGGCAGATTGCATCGACCTTGCCACCGAAGCCGCGCAGAAAGGGGCGGCATCCTCGGCACCGCGTCCGGCAAACCTGCTAAGAAACGCCGCCTTTCTTGGTGTGCATGACTACAGCGTAAGCAATCGCTGGGCTACTAACATGGGCTATCGTGCTGCGGGTGCAATGAATGTTTACTCAAGCACCGGAACACCTGCCGCGCCGTTCTGGGGTGTGGAAGTGGTACCAAACTCCAATAAACCGCCTGTATGGGGCGCGTATCAGGTTGTGGATGACTTTGTCGAAGACCAAGACGACATTGATTTCTCTGAACTGATGGGCGGCTTTGCGGCAGCGTGGGGCAACGGTTCGAAACAGGTGGTCTTCCAAGTATTTGACCCGCAAATGTTCTATTTAGTGAATCACAGCGGGCATGAAGGCAACGACTATCGCTGTTACCTGCGTTTTATGAGTGGCGGCACCTCGGACAAAATTCGCTTTGGCATTGTTGAACTCAACCGTGATGGTAAAGCGACAAGAATCGTTGTAAGCAAAACCATTCAAGAATCGGCAGTGCACAAACACCGCGAAGAATGGCTGTCTATCCCTCGTTTTCAAATGAATTCTGAGATTGGTGGTCAGCGTTACGCGTTCTTTGTAGAGCGTCTGGAACACACCGACAACGGCTACACGGTGTTAACGGGAGCGGGTGTCTATTGGGGTAAAGAAGGTGAACGCCCTGAACTGGCGAACACCGAGCAGCACGACCAAGGCGGGTTTTACACCTTGCCCGTGACGGTACCTGCTAACGGGGAATTCAGCTTTGAACTGCCCAATTTTCCAATGCGCTATGAGCCAGAGCAACACCTGATTTTTGCCATTACGGACGCGGATAATCGTCTGGCACAAATCGAGAGCCGACCATGCACGTTTGCGGTTTCGGGGAATACCGTCACGGTCAGCGGCGCCAGTGGCGATTTTACCTCACCATGCAAGCTGGAAGTCTATTACAGCCAGTGTGTGAACATCGGGTTTTATCAAATGGTGTAGCCATGCAAATAGTCATTCTTGCCATCATCATCTTAGGAATTGGAACGTTTACCATGACGACACCGACCTCAAGCGTTCGCGGGATACGCATCAACAACCCGCTTAACATTCGCATTGCGTCGAATCCGTGGAAAGGCAAAGTGTCACCCTCACGTGACACCGATTTTGAAACCTTCAGGGCGCCAGAATGGGGCTTTCGTGCAGGGGCAATTTTGCTGCGTAACTACCAGCTACGCCATGAACTGTACACGTTAAGCGAAATCATCAATCGCTTTGCACCGCCACACGAAAACCACACAGGCAATTACGCTCGTTTTGTGGCTGGTCAAGTCAGCGTTGGCATTGATGAACGGATTGATTTGGTGAACAACCAGCGGCTGTTGGTCGATGTGCTTCACGCCATGAGCATCATGGAGGTCGGGCGCCACTACAGCAAAAACACCGTCGCTAAGGGCGTAAAACTGATTTAACCGTCAACCAAAACGTCAACCAAATCGTCAGGTGACGTTTTAAATATCTTAGGGAAATTATTATGTTTGAACGTTCTACATGGAAAGGCATTGCGTTGCTCGGTTCGGTGATTGCAGCAGCAACGGGCTACGGGCATTTGTTCAGTGTCGAAGTCACCGAAACAGGCTTGAACCTTGGCGGCGCCGTGGGCTTGGCAATTCCTGCCGTCATTGGTGCTTATGAATCATTACCAGACCACTGGAAGCCAAATAAAAGTGCAGGGGGCTGGCATGGAAAGCGCCCTAGCTAACGCCTTATCCGGTCTGGGCTTTTCATCTGAGTCTATTGTGATGTTTGCCCTGATGGCGATGAATCTAAAGTATCAAATCGCCATCAACAAGGCACTGACCCAAGGGCTTCAAGATATGCGTGAAAAGGTACTCGTATTGGAAGCGAAAGATTAGGTCAATAGTCAACTAGGCTCACACTTTTGGTTTATTTTTGTGTACTCGGTTCCATATTGGTAAATACTAAGTACTACAAAAAATATAATCAATTAGATGGAGTCTATTCAATGAAATATGCAATGTTAGTGCTAGCTGCAATGTTGTCATTTACCAGTTTTACTTCTTATAGCCATCCGGGGCGCACTGCCTCAGATGGCTGTCATTATTGCCGCACGAATTGTGCAAAATGGGGAGTGCCAGAAAATCAAAGGCATTGCCATTTTTACAGTGAACCAACGGAAGAAGAAATGCTGAACTCCAAGGTTGTAAAGAAGTATAGCGACGATGAAACCGCATTTGTGACGCTTCTAAAGAACAATACTTGGACTACATTCGAAACAAAACATGACACAGCCCATGTTCATCAATAGAAGTATACCGAATGGTACTTTGCGAACTGCGTCGAAACAGTACGAATGACATTTGTACAAAGAGTAGGGAGCCGATACTTTGGGCATGTCGATTGACCTCGACTGGCTTCAACATCCATATAGTGTTTTCTCTTTCAAGCACGAAGCCAAAAACAAAGCCGAGCCTTAGCGATGGGGTTCGGCTTTTTTATACCACCTTTTAGCTTATGGTTAATTTCCCTGTTAAACTCTTGGTTGCATAAAAACAACTGTCATATTTAATTTTGAGTCAAGTCTATTAATGTAATCAATAAGGTGAAGCAATGTTTGTTAAAGCCAATTCCATAAGAAGTGTAACCAAAATAATCAAAGCCGCGAAAGGCGTTGATGAAATCCAGCTAGTACAACAATTAGATTCAACCCATAAAGAAAAGTTAGAGTCTATTGGTTTTGATGAACCGATAGAGGATGGAATGCAATTGGTTCCCGAGCCAATAGGTAAGTACACATCCTTTAATGCCAATGGTAAAGACATCATTAGAAAAGACTTACCGAAGGAGCCTGAGCCTGTCTCTTACCACTCAACATGGAAAGATTGGCATGGTTATGGACATAGCGGGATTATTACGAGGATGATTGACAAATACCCAAGAGAGCATATTGATGCGCCAAGGGAATCCCTGACGATAGTAAAATCTGGTGAGTCATACTTTATTGTAACTCGTTTAATTAATTTAACTTCAGAGCAGCCAATCAACGTAGTTAACTTAGCTAACGTTATGCTTGAAGTTTTTGGTCAATTCCAAGTTGTTGATGCTAGGACAAAAAATTATGCAGCTCTAAACATAAAAGAGTTGAATTGGGATATTTTACCTAAAGGCGAATACCCATGGACAAAGCTAAAGCCTCTTATTGGAACGATAATAGATAAGAAAGTTAAGGAACCTCAACAACCTGTAGTTGAATACAGAATGGAAAACATCACTAAGCATCAACCGGACTTTGTTGCTATGGGGCGTGCGGGATTTAGTGGGTACTTTGTATATGGGTTTGAAAGCAAAAATTTATTTATTCTTGAAAGCATTTACTTAGATAATGCCACTTATGTTTTTGGGGATGACTGGGAAAAGCTATCCAAACTTTCGAAAAGTGAAATCATAAATGGCGACCAAGCGCATGAGCGCATTATTCATGATAAAAAATGGGAAAGGCACATAAATTCTTTACTTAGATAATTTATGTTTAGTAGGAACCCATTTGGCGGCTTTCATTCGATGGCCGCCACGAAACGGTAAGACGTTTTCTTTTGCGGGATAAACCTTGGGCTGTCCAATGTGTCCGTACATTTCCACGAACTGACGATGTTCGTCACGCCAATAGACAAAGCTTTCCAATTCTTTAGGGCTGAACTCACGACCAGACGGTGTGATGAGGATGGCGCGTTTCTCACAGACTTTAAAGCCAGCCCAACGTAGGTCGTTAGGTAAATAACCAAGAGATTTGATGAGTAGCAGTTTTTCTGCCATCGGATTGAGTGGCACGGTGCCATCAAGCCAACGGGTAATCGTCGGTTTGGACACGTGAAAATAATCAGCGCCTTGCTTAATAGAGTTAAACTCACGCCAAAAGAGTGTGCGGAATGATTCGTGAAACATGACAACGCTCGCAGTTTGGATAACAGAGTAAAATTATTTTTCTTATCGTTTTTGCCGATACAGACCGCAACATTATGTGGCGGTGATGGTTTTCGGCGTTTTTCGTAGATTGTGCAAAACAAGCATTACGAATAGTACAAGTAACTTGAAGTACGGAAACTGACAGAAGAAAAAAATTACAGCTGAGTTATCAGAGACTTATGAAACAAATCGTCGGTTAGTAGCAAATGTTAAATCCTAGCTCGAATTAGCCTTTAGTGCGCATTATGGGCGCTTATGTTGAATGCGATTGCATATGCGTATTCTATAAAATGTCTCTCTTTTGAGGGACAATTCAATGAAGTATCACGAAATGACTAAAAACTATATTTTTCGTGAATTTGAATGTGGTTTAACCATCGAAGACGCTGCCAAACTTTGTTTAAAAAGTGTGAGAACAATCAAAGAATGGGATAAGGGGAAATCCATTCCTCCAGAGTGTAAACGGTTAATGAGGATGAATAAGGGCAGGGAGCTGAGCATCTGTGAAGAGTGGGAAAACTTCATCATGAGACATGATCGCTTAGAGCTTCCAACTGGCCAACTAGTCACAGCTCAGCAAGTTTTGATTGGAGTTGCATTATTAGAACTAGGCGCTTCGACGGACAGCGAAGTTGCACATCAAATACTTAAGTATGCGAGAATACTTAAGAATATGATTTGACATGAGGGCTACTCAAGTAGCCCTAACAATTAATGTTTACCCCAAAATATCCATACATCTATTTAAGATAATTCCGTTTTGAATGATTATTATCTTAAGTTTCTTTCTAGTCCTAGTTATATTTTGAAACAACATTCTAACTGAGTCGTAATAAGTTTTAGAATTATAAGTTAGTTTACCTTCACCGTCGTATGAAAAGTATTGATCCATTATTACCGCTACGTTATCAAACTCTTGACCTATTACTTCATGGGAACAACTGTTAGCATTATCTGAATAAGTCTGATGGTATTCTGGGTTTTTAAGTGATGCTGTTAGTTTAAGAACCTCCCAACCTTCACTACTAATCAATCTAGTATAGTTTTTCACATCATTACTGTTTGTAAAGTACTCAAAATCAACGTTTCCGCAATCCGAAAAAGAAACATCACTTCTTTTTGAATTAAATATTAACTTAATAAAGTTAGCTATCTCTTTATTAGTCCTGATTTTGTCAGACAGTTTGCACTTTAGTACATTAGCAATGTTATCAATTTTCCCCTCTATATTTGCAAACGCTTCACTAGAGGAAAGTGTTTGTTTTTGATCGTATGAAAAAATGACGTTAGTATTCGCGTTTAATGCGTTAGGTATTAAATTATTAAGTTGGTAACTTTTGATTCTTTGGGCTTCGTCTAAGATAACTAAATCAAAGTTATATAGGTTTTGATAGCCTAAATTTTTAATAGGAATGATATTCCAACCCAATTCGTTGAGTCGATAATGACCTTGATTTAGGTTACCACAATGAACAATTAAGCATCGATGGGTTGGCATCATAGATCTTGCGATGTCATAAGTTAACAGCGTTTTACCTGTGCCCGCACCACCAGTAATAGCGAAGAACTCGGTTGCATTACTACTAACTAGTTTATTGGTGATATTTTTCTTAAATTCTTCTTGTTGATTAGTCAGGAAGTAATGACCATGAACAAACTTATCTGTCGAGTTAAAAGGTGAAACTAGATAATCCGATGGGTTAAATAAATCATCTGGATTGTGTGTAGGAAGTAGTTTTTGGTTGCCGAGTAACTGAATCAGAAGGTCAATTCCCACTTTTTGAAGACCATTGATATTATCAAGCCTATACAATGTATTAGTAGACACAACATAAGTGAAATTATGTACATTTTTGTTTATGTGGTTAAGATAATATCTGTTTCTATATAATTGTTTAGATATTTTATCTTCAGAACTGGAATTCTTTAACTCAATGTTAATTATATAGTTTTCCCCAAATCTTAATAGATCGAATTCTTTACTAATGTGTTGTATCTTATAACCAACATAAAACTCATTGAAAAGGTTAACGAATGGCGTTATTTGGTACATTCTGCTTACCAATGACTGTAAGTCAGACACCTCATTATTTTTAATATCTATGCCGTAATGCTTCTTATATAAAGAAAATGCATCAGGAGAGAGATCACTCGCTGCTTGCGATAGCGATAATATATTTATGTTTTTCACTGTTACAATAACCTATGCCAATTGTTGTTTAATTGATAAAAATAAAGCTAATAATGAAATAAACACTGATATAACTAGAAGTAAAAATGACGGTATTACAGACCAATGAGGTTTGGAAATAAGATCAAGTTTTTTCCGGTTATACTCTTCCATTGCTAACCTTCGCCCTTGGCTATCATGACTGGCACTTATTAGATAGTCTTCTAACTGGCTTAAGGTCATTTTAGGGATATCATCCATTGTTTTAGGTTGCATTTTCCACCATTCTTTGTGCTTTTCCTTCTCACCAATCAAAATATAGTGCCGAAAGAAATCCAGATTAACAACTCTTATAGTCTTTGGTCTCAATAAATGGAGTTAGTTGCATATTCTGAGTTCCTTTGTCTTAGTAACATAAACACTTGAGCGCGTGTTGTAGTGGAATTTACCCCCGTAATACAGATTCGGGGGTTTGACCTCCCGCCGCACGTCGCGCAATCGTCCTAGCCCGTCCTCACTTGCTCCGCGCGTCCGTCGGAGAGAACCCAGAAAAGAAGAATAAGCATTGCTCGACACTCGCAAAGCTTTGATGTTGTAAGTATGCAGCGTTCCGGTAGGTTAACGCGCCTTTGGTGTGGATAGTCTCTGCAAGGCTGGTCTAGCAGGAAGGAGGGCGGCTGCATCCAAGTGGCTTTGGGCTGCTAACCGCGCCGATTAAGTGATGAGGCTAGGTTTTGCTGTGGTGGGCGGCTTGGTGCCTCGTCGTCGCTCCGCAACTCCTTATCCTGCGGGGCTGGCACCGTGCCTTTAATTGAAGTAGTCGACCAGTTTGCCTAGGAGGTATCTCGCAAGGTCATACACGAGCACCACAATGACGGCGTTCACTATCGAGAGATGATCAAACAGCTCGATGATTTCAACCAGCTGTCCATGCGTTACGTATTCATTCATTAGGTTTCGTCTCCACTAAACAAACCGCCAACAGGTTTGAGTTCAATATCTTGCTCCTGCCGTTGTGCATATTGCTCATACGGCGAACACGTGACATAGAAGTTGGATGCGCCGCGAGACAGCTGGACGAGGCAATCGTCCAGATATTCCATCTTGACGCCCAACTTATTTAGGAATCCGTCATCGAGGTAAGTCACACCGCGCGGTGTGACAACCTCAAAATGCACGTTGACGTGTATCGAGGTGGCTTTGTGCCAACGTTCCACCGCAGAGACATAGATACTCTCTGAGTTCGCCAGTGGGAACCAAGCCGGAACGGTGCCTACGTCATGATAAGACTCATTCCCGCAACCAGAACCCGTACAGCCAGAACCACTAGAACCCATGACAGAACCAGGCGAACCACTTTGACCAGGACGTGCTTGACCTTGCGAAGTCGAAACGCCACTTTGCTGCGAAGTTTGATGAAGCTGCGTTCCTTCCGCAGTTGTCGTCTCAGAATCAGAAACCATACCAATAAGCGCATAAACTAAGTACCCAAATGAAAGCACGACCAGTGCCATAGCTGCTAAGAATTTCGGGTTAAGAAAGATGTTCTTTCCAAGCCCCGACTTGGTGATTTGCCCCGTGACAGTCGAGGCGTAGAGGAGGTGGACGTCAAGCGGCACCTTGAGGTTATAAACCACATCGTCTTTGCTTGGTTTGGTGACCGTTCGAGTTGGGTCATGTTCCAAGATGCGCGGTTTGCGGTTGGAAAAGAAGATCCCATCTTTACCCTTATGTTGCTTGGCCAACTCCGCAACACCTTTTAACTCTTTCGGGATTTGAGCAAAGTCAGGCGTGAGCAACACAATGTCCCAGTTGTAGTGCCGGTGCTCCATAAAGGCGTTGTTAAAGTTCTCTGGATAGATGATGCGTCCTTGCTCATCAAAGCGTGTGCGTTGGCAATCGTCTATCTCGCCATTGTCCAAACTGGATGTATCAATCGTTAGCCAACGAGAGTGAAACAGCTCGGAGAATCCTTCCGGTAAGTGAGGCTCAAAGTCAGTGAAAGGGCGCTTGTGTATGTTCGCCATTTTGAAACCTGCATTGACCGAGAAGATTTGCTGACACTCATCAATGAGGATGAATGCCCCAATGGGCGCCCAACAGAAAAAGTATTTCCAAAGCTCGAAGCCTTCAGGATTGCGAGAGCTAATGCGAATGAGCCGAGCCGTATCAGGAAACTTTTCACCAAGGCGTTGTTCAATCACTTCAAGTGGCTGCATACCATGAATGTTCGTAATGCAAATTCGACCTTCACGCAGTGCAGGCAGTAAGTCAAACCACACGGCGCAAGCCGATTTGTAAGAGCCACCGTGACCGTATCGAAATGAAGTAGCCATTCAATCACCAGTTAAAGAAACGCATAACTAAAGACGTAGCGAACGCATCAAAGATGACACGTAGCCCAGAGGTGACGCCGTATTCGGTCAAGATATAACGAACGTCAGAGGGAAGCGCATTAAAGCGGTCTTCGACAAGCGTATAGACGCCATATTCTTCGAGCAGCAGCTGCGCAATCTTGAGCGCGATTTGTATCGAGCAATCTTGATATCGAGCCATACCGAGATAAGCCACATCGCGCCGTATTCAAACGCGTTCTTTATCCATTCAATCGCCACATCAAAGAAGTCGAGAAAGGTTTGCCCAATGTTGGCAATAAACTCTAATGCCGAGTAGATGTATTCCATGTTATTTACTCCGATTACCAAACAGAACCCAAAGGGCGATTAAGGCACAAATGAACAGCACGACAGGGCGCACATAACCCGATACCGCATCAAAACGCTGTAGTCCTGATTCAACGGTTGCGCCTTTGATATTGAAAGACTTGTCGCTTAATGTGCCGTTGTTGAAGTTGGTACCGATAGTGATTAAGCCTTTAATGTCGTCCACATAGCCTTGGATGGATTCGGCTTTTTCATCTATCGTGGTTTGCAGGTTGGCAAAGTCTTCTGCCGTAAAGATTTCGCCAGTGATAGCGGTGCCTGTAGGTGTGCCAAACTCTGAGCCAGTCAATAGACCCTCAATCGCATTTAAGCTGCTATCGAGTTCGCCCATTGAATCACCAAGCCCTTTTAAATCGTTACGAATACCAATGGTCGCGTTGGTATTGTTGTTCACCGCCGTAGTGATATCGCCGTTGGCCTGTTGGATGAGTGCCTTGGTGTTGTTATAAATCTTGTTGTCATTGATTTGCTGCTCTTGAATGGCTTGGGTGTTATCGACCAAAGAGCCTTTCACATCAATAACCGCGTTGGTGATGTCAGCGTGTGACTGGTTGATATCGACGTTAAGATCATGAATACCTTTGTTCACATCCACGTTAAGCCCTTTAATAGCAGAAAGGACTGCCGTATCTGTCGATTCATCCGTGTCAGGGTCTTCTACATCCGGCTTGTCATCAACGACACCGGGATTAACCGTGTTGGTTGAATCGTCGGGTAGGACACTTGGGTCTTCAATCTCATCGGTTGGGTCATCGGGGTCATGGGTTGGGTCTTCTGGCGTATCCGGTGGAATGATGGGTTCATCAGGCCCATTCACACCCCAGAAAAGTGTGCCACCATCACACTGACGTCCAGTGTAAGCAAAGCGCAAAGAGCATTGAGAGTCGGGCGTGTACTGTCCATCAGGAACGCCAGTACAAATAATGGTGGATTCGTTCTTAGTCATTTCACATCGAGTGGCACCATAGTCACCGTAACAAGCGCCCGTCACCAATTCGCCGTATATGGCAGGGTGCCAGTACAATTTCACCGTATCGCCAATGGACTGTTTGAACTGACAAGCATCCATGCATGAGCCATCAGGATTGGTGCCAAATTCACAGTTCGATTCGCACATGTTTTCTCGGTTAAGTTCGGTGCCAGCAGGACACTGAAACCCATACCAACCATTAAACCTAACCGTTTGACCGGGATAATCTCCGCCTGAAACATTACAAATGGAACCACCACCATACTTGTTCACTTGCAAAAAGCACGTCGTGGTTTTGTAGTTCTTATATGGAACGCTGCGATTCTCAAGACAAGAAAGCACGCTAGCAATGTTGTAGCTTTTCCCGTTCTCAGCACAATCAAAAATACCACCTACATCCCTTGCGGTACCCGTTGTGGGAAATTGAGTCGCAGAAGCTTGGCTATAAAAAGACAGAAAGATTAACGGAAGAAAAAGCAGTAGTTTTTTCATAAAGAAGCCAATAAAAAAGGGAGCCGAAGCCCCCTTGATTAACTGATTAGTGAGTATTGATGCCACTCACAAAGCCGTGGAGAAATGCCCCCGCAAAGGCAACACCTAGAATGATAGCGAGAACATCTCCAAGTAAATTACCAGATAAAGGAGGCATGGAGGCGAACCGTTAGCGACGCAAGAAGCCAACAACCATAGTCACACCAAAGCCCAGTGCAGCCATACTAATTAGACCCGCCACAACCAGTGATACGTTAGCTTGACCACCGGATACCGCAGAGTTGATTGCGCCCGTGATATCGACTTCAGCGAAGGCCGGAGAGACAGACGCGACCATAAGAGCAGCGCCAGCTGCGGTTTTTTTGTTTACGACTGCGTGTTTTACGTTAGTTACAACAAGTTCTAGTTTTTTCATAAGATTTACCTTTTACTCATAAGGCGAACAACACGACCCACCCAGTGACCAACGACCATGTTGATCAAGAGCACGCCACTGACATACAGGAACAAGTCACCGTTGAAGAGGACTGGTTCCTTATATTCTTGGTAGTCCACCGCCGAAATCAGCACGTATTCTTGGCAATCCGCAACAGGCGTTTTCGTTGCTTTCAAATTGCCATACTGGTTAACGACGGTGACGCATACAGACATTTTTTAGCCTTGAACGGGTTTCATTGAAGCCTCGAAGTGCTTCTTAATTTCTTGGTCGACTGGAATAAGCTCAGTCACGATAGCGCCCGCCAATGGGTCTTCTGGATTAATCTCCAAGCGCAATTGGTATTCGCGGCGAGGAACAAGAGCACCAGTGCGCTCAAGAAGCAGGGCATATTCATGGTCAATCATCAACGGTTGATC